AGGTGTAGTGGAATTTGAAACAGTAAAAGATATTGGAGTTCCAGAATTCTGATATACATTCTGATATAGATTGGAAACATCTACTTTGTAATTTGCTGTAGCATCCGTATTATATTCTACGCCCGATAAAAATTTAGAACCCACTAAATTTACATCTTCAATCCTTGCTCTGCTAGCGGCGAGATTGTTTACAGAACCAGACGGATCATTGATCCACTCAATGTAATTTGTTGTTTTATCAGAACCCCCAAAAGAGTGCAAGACTCTTGCGTAGTTCCATCCTGGTACCATGGAAGTAGTATCTATTTTAAATCTTCCCGTTCTGTGCTTGAATATATTCCATTCTGCATTGTTCCCATCGAAACTAGACGCTGTTAGTGATGTATTTGTAAAACCTGATGTTTGTGCATTTAGGGAAGAGTCAGTTCCAGAACCAGGATTGCCAGCGCCATTAAACTCTGCGAGATTAATTGAATGAATAATGTTTCCATTTACCTCTAGTTTTAGTATTCCTGTTTCTGCGTTGCCAAATGCACCAGAGGCAAAAGCAACATACCCGTTTGTAATGCTTGCAGCAACGTTATCATTCAATATTCCAGTTATATCTTGGGTTCCATCGTATACACCTATTCTAAGATTTCTTCCATTATTGCCTGGGGCGTATGTTCCATTTATATCAACTGCAGTAAATCCAGCAGCAGTATTTGAGGAGGAGTAGTGCGGGACGGTCTTGGAAGAACCAAAAGAAAGTTTTGCTGTAACACCGTTTACTATATTATCTTCTATAGATCTTAAATCTGGTGCGGGACTGGGTGCAATAATTTTTAACACTTCGTTAAATCTATCTATCGGAACCCCAATAAGTGTATCGGCAGTAAAATCCGTAAAAAGTCCATCACTGTAACTTCCATCTTCCGGATCGCCAATCTTTCCACTGCCTCCGCCGCCACCTGCTTCGCCAGGAGGTCCAGCAGCAGATGAAGTGAGAACAACGTTATCGTTGGCATCTAAAGCAAGATACTTTGTTGTGACTGCTGTCCCAGGTAAGAGTCCATCAAACTTTATATTATTTGTTACAGATACCACGTCTGCTGTGATGAGAGATGCAGAAAATATGCTCGGTCCCAAACTAGAAGATCCAAAAAGCGCAACTGTGTCGCCATCGCCATCTATTATTGCAAGTGATTGAGATACCTTTAGAGGTGAACCACCAATCAAGTTTCCTGCGACAGTAACATCCCCTCCAAATACTGCAGTGCCTATAACGTCTAAATCGTTTATTACACCCTTATCTCCATCAAACGTATGATACGTTGCTAAAGTGCCAGAGATTACATTTAAGTCAGGAGTTGTTCCGTCTGCACCTGCTGGACCTGTGGCACCTCTGATGTTTCCAAGATTTGTGACAGTCCCATCTGAAAAAGTTACTATAAATTCATAATCTATAAGAGACACACTCGTTATACTAATGCCTTGTGGTCCTTCAGGTCCCCTGGGTCCTCTTGCTGCTTCGCCGCTCGAAGAAGCACTTGCTGCGACACCTGGTGCAGAGAATGGTCCAAACCCAGATGCCTGATCATCTGCTTTTCTAAACTTCGATCTTGCAGGTTTAATACCCGCCAGACCATAAAACCTTGGATTTCCTTTTATAAGTTCATCAGCGAGAGCGACCCTTTCTCTTGGTATTTTAATTTCTACTGCATTTTCTCTAACAGCAAAATCTGGTTGTAAACTATTCTTGTCTTGATTGGTTAACCAACCCAAAACCTCTATTGTTACTTTCGTTTCAAACTTTCTCTCTTCATTCGAAAAGTTGCTAATGTTGTTGTTTTGCGAAAAATCCTCTTGTATAAATGCTTCATATCTCAACCTTCCCTCTTCTATGATCACATAGTTAATTCCACCGGGTCTAGTAATAAACGGTGTAAGCATTTGGTTCATCTGCTCTTGATATTCCGATCTTAATGTTATTTCATACTGAACAGTCACATAGACAGGAATTGGAATTGTTAAGGTCTGATAAACAGTTTTTCCTGCCTGACCAGGAAAATTCAACTGCCCCCTGTTCTTTAAAGAGTGGGCGTTTTCAAAATTAGAAGTCTTGTCTTGATTTACTTTTCTCGATACGGTTATAGAACCACCCTTAACTTTATCAATTGGGGGGATATTCGCAAACACAGTGCCTTTTCTTGAGGGATCTTTGCTTACGTTGGTCCTTTCAATTGTAATAAGGGGCAAAACCAGTGCACCCTCTTTATCTCTTATTCTCTGATCTCTTTTACTTTGGAACATTCGCTCCGCAGATGACCATATGACAGGCACTTTTCTGAAACCGGTTGTGGTGACACAATTTATATCGAGCGTTTCATACACAAATTTGTGTAGCGCAGTGTCTATTGTCTCCATAGTGGAACGTGGAAAGGGTTTGTCCTCTATTCCTCTGGATTTTGTCGGTCTCTTAACCATCTTTTAACCTCACAATTATAAACCATACTTCTCTAACTCTTTTGGATCAACAATCTGTCTCTCTTTTGGGATTTTTACCTCTACAACAGTTTCATTGATTACCTTTTGTGGTGTAGACTGGTTTGCGCCATCACCAATTAAGTGCCCCAGCACTTTTATATCAAACTTAGTTTCAAATTTTCTCTCTTCATTTGAGAAATTACTGATGTTGTTCTCATGCGAATAGTCTTGTTGTATAAAACCCTCATACCTGTGGTTTTGATCACGAATTATAATGTAATTTATGCCTCCTGGTACTGTCATAAACGGAATAACTAAATCATTCATCTGTTGCTGGTACTCTGTTCTTATCGTTATTTTATACATTATAGTAATGTACACAGGAAGTGGTATCGATACTGTCTTGTAGACTGTTTTGTCGACTTTATTAGGAAAATTTAATTGTCCTCTTTTTCTCAAGGCGTGTGCATTTTTAAAATTACATGTCTTGCCTTGTACGATCTTTTGCATCGTTGGTATGTTGCCACCCTTCACCTTATCCAGCGCTGGTACATTTGCCCAAACTGTCCCTTTCTCCGTTGGACTTTTAACCATCGATGTTCTTTCTATGGTGATAATTGGCAGGATAAGAGCACCCTCTTCATCTCTAACTCTTGAATCCTTTTTGCTAAGAGCAGATCTTTCTGCCGTTGCCATGATTACTGGGACTTTCTTAAACCCTGTCCCATCATGCGCATGCAAGTTCATCTGCCTATCTATGAAGTTGTACATTGCGGTATCAATATTTTCTATTCTAGAGTCAAAGACTCGCTTGCCTTCATACTCATTTAGACTTTCGCTATATGGTTTATGACGTTCCATCGAATAAACCCTCTCTTGCCTTTATACACTCTGCGCTAATTTCCATCATGTTCTCTCTTTGTCCGAATATTCTAGTGGGTTCATTTAGAGTGGCAATCTCATAGTATGTCTCCCCATAAAGAATAAAGTCGCCCTCGCGCACAAAGAGGTTTTGATCTTCAGTTAATCTGCGCTTGTGAAAGTGGACAGTTATTTTAGATAACCTATCCACTCCAAGGTTTGTTGTCTCAGTTTCATATCCTTGCCATTCGACAAGGGCATATACTCTGATCGGGTTTAGGAATGTCTTGTTCAGTGCTTCACCATAGATTGGGTGAAAATTTGTTTCTTCTATTGAAATAGGATAGTATATTATTTGCTGACCAATGACTCTTTCTACTACTTCGTCACTAACCTGCTTTACAAGATCTCGCTCCTTTTTACCCGTAAAAAGTGGTGGTGGAGGAGCGTCTGGTTGATTCCATTTATTATCGCTCATCTCTTATCACCCCACATACACCGAATATGGTATTCTTTGTAAAACCTTTTCAGAATTATCCACCATTGCTGCCTCTTGTTCAGACATCTTGGTGTAGGTAAGTTCTGCGAGTGTTGTTTTTAACTCTTCCCTAAGAGCATTCTGCTCTTCTTTTCCTTGCGAAACTAAGTCAGTTCCGTTTAAGGTAACGCTGTCGCCTGGAATTGGTAATGCGTTAAATTTTGATCTGACTAGTCCTAACATTTCTTTCGAAAGTGCTAATGCAAATCTGCGAATCCATTGCTTACCAATGGAATTTATTGTATCATACGGAAGATTAGAAAAAGGCAGGGTGTTCATATTATTTACACCATCTCTTTGAGATCTTCCGTTTGTATCGTCTTCTATATTAGAAGTTGGCACAGAGAACTGAACCCACATCCTTCTAGGTCCTCCCGAATAAGGTACAGGGAACAACCTTAAAAAATTGTTTTTTATCTCATACGACCAATGAGACATTCTTGTATAAATTGCGTCTTCAAAAGCAAGTGCTTGTGATTTGTTTTGCCATGTTGGAACAAGTTGAAAAGTTGAATCATCTGAAAATTGTCCGTAATTATGAAAATTACCGACAACATTCAAACCTCCATAATATCCATAAAATCTCCACATTGCACTCGGTGTCTTGTAATAAACTTTTTTAATTAATATCTTTTTCCCGTCTATTTTGCCAGCATAGGGTATTGTGGTTCCGCCCGTAAAGTCAACTTTTGTTAAGTTGTCGGAACCTGGGTCTGTTATTGTTATTGCTCCGTTTCCTCCGAAACCTCCCACTTCTTGTGTTATTGTAACCTTGTTGCCGCTAGCAGTTGCAGATAGTTTTGAATTTAAATTTAGCGCATTTGCAAGAGCAGTTGCCACAGCATCATTAGAACCGCCGTTAATTGCAAAAGTTGGAGAATCAGAAGCGGCATTTGAAGTGTCCGTCGCATGTGCTGTAGCGGTTATAGTAGTTCCGTCAGTTGTCTCGAAGGACAGTGAAGTATTATCTGCCGTTAGGGTGTTAAAACTAGAAATTGTTACGGTTGCAGATGCTTTCGCGTTTGTCCTTGAGGATATGATTTTTTGTAAATCATAATCTTGAACTCCCACCTTTGTTACAAATGATGCAGAATATTCAACAGAATCTTTCAGTCCTATTTCTGATCCCATCCTTTCGGAAACATTCCTTGAAAATCCATAATCAAATTTGGGATACTTCAAACTTGCAGACACTGGTCCTGAAGTTAGTTCTCCTTTGTGATCAAACGTCCCTGTTGCATGTCCTAAGAAACTAGGTAGTGCGTTGTTTGCTTGATGTACATTAATCAAATAAGAATATTCTAAAACTGACTCTTCGTATGCGGCGTATACGTTACCTTCGGAAAGTTCAATGTCAAGCACATCACCCCCCAACTTTTTAAAAGTATACGCTACTTGATCAACCGCTCCAGATACAAAGTTGCCCGAAAATAGAGCGCTGCTATTATCAGAATAAATCTTATATGGTAATAATCTATTTACGTTACCGTGACTGCCAGTTTCAGGCAAGATACTCTTGCTTGAGTTACTGGCAGGTAACAAAGTAGGTAAAGCCATTCATAAGTCCTCCGTGCTTTAGTAAATAGTCTCAAACTTAACAAAACACTTGGGGACTTCGACCCTAGTTACTCTTCGGTCTTCTTGGTGGTTCTTCTTCTAGTCGTAGTCTTTTTAGTTGTAGTCTTCCTGGCGGTGCGTTTTCTAGTTGCTTTCTTTGCTTCTGGTGGTGGGGGTTCGACCATTGGTGTGGTTGCAGGTTCTTCCATCACAACTTCTTGAAGTTGGGGTTCTGGCACCATCGGAGGGCGCTCAGTTGGTTCTTGTTCTGTTGCTGGAGTACTACTTATAACTTCAACACTCTCGTTTTCATTCTCCCGAATTTCTTCGCCGGTTGTCATGTCAATCGTGACCATATTGTTTTCTACCTTTCTTGAATTAAAACCAAGTGCTGCTCTCTTTTTTGCATACTTCTTGGCATACTTTGCCATTATCAATCTCTTTCTGCGCTTACCCATATTTAACTCCTTTTAACTAAACGATTATAACATAAATAGTTTTTAAATAAAGAAAAACCCCCAACCAAATTGGAAGGGGGCAAATCTATTGTAAGGCGAATTAGTTGCTAACTTACGTTACGTTTAGGCGTTTACGTCTGATGCAACTCGTCCAAATGCCATTGCTAACCAATTTGTGCCATCTGAAATAAGTTCTACCATGATGCCTTCTTTTGCACCCGACAAGACGATGTCATCGGTTGCGCCCAGTGCTGTGAACCCGCCGCTTATCTCAAGTCCCTTTACAGGTTGTCCACCAACTGCAATAGTTACGTCGTTAGCATGATCGGTTATTCGATGGACTTTACACCACCATCCCTTACCTGCTGCTGCAGGGGTAGGCAAGGTTACTGTGATTGCGCCACCCGTTGGGTCTGCAGTAAAAACTGTGCCACACTCTGCGACCTCAACCGTCTTACTGGCGGTGAGTGCCTCAACCTTCTTTCTATCTGCTGAATATCTTCCTAGTTTTGCCATTTTATAAAATCTCCTTTAATCTTAAAAGGCATTTCGCCTTACCTTTTCTATAATGTAAATAGTTTAACCAAAATCAAACTCACACAAAAAAAACGCCCCACCACAATATTATGGCAGGGCGAATTTTTCAGTTACCGGACACTATTAACTAGCGCCTGCCTCACCAAGGAGACCACGGACGATAACAAGACCGTACATATCTGGTCTGACCATCTGCTTTGCGTAACGGGTCATAACACCCTTACGTGGCACGAAATCTTCCGTACCGAAGATGGTAGGCGTTACCTGCAATGGTACGTATGGAGCGTATACGTAACCGCTTTCAAGGAAAGAGTTACCTCTACGACCTACGAGGAGCACGTTGCGTGGAAAGTATGGGTCAACCATGACGTCAAACTTCTTGCTAAGTGAACCTGCCTTTACAGCGCCGATATCGCCACGGTCAGCGTCTGCCGTAACAGAAGCGCGGAAACCGCTTGTGAACTCAAGGATGTTAGCAACTTCTGGGGAGCAAACAACAAAGTTTGCGCCGCCGCGAAGCGTCTTTCTGTGGATCTGAGCACTTACGTCATTGATTGTTTCAATGAGAGTCTCATACCACTCGCTAACGGTACCAGTGAAATCTGGAGCAGCACTGGTTGCACCCAACTCAGAACCTGCACTATCAACGAATAGACCTGGAGCACGCGACCAGTAACGAGTACCTGCCTTCGCACCCTGGATAAGGTCTCCAAGAATTTCCTGATCGATTTCAAGAGCAATTTGCTCTGAAAGAATGCCAGTCAACTCAACCTCTGCGTCAAGGTTGTGATAAGCATTGAGGTCCTGACCCAACTCAGGAGTCCACTTTGCCTTCAACTTCTTGGTGATTGCCGTAACAGCGATGCTGTCGACCTTGATATCGATTTCTGGAATCGTATCTGCAACACCAGAGAAACCTGGGGTATCCTCAACGGTTGCACCACCAACATTCTTACCTTCACCGATGCCTTCCTGGAAAAGGTCTCCAGCAACAATAGCACCAAGGTTCGCAGGCGAACCTGCGCCGCCAAACGTGTCGGAAAGCGGATATGTAACTGCCTCTGCGTCGATGTGACCGCCTGCAAGATTGCCTGGATCACCTGAATCCAATAGGAACGTCAAAAGGATGCCGCCGTCAGCAGTCTTTCTAGTAAGTCTTCTGATAAGAACAGAGGAATTATTAAGTGTCGCATCTTTTGCGGGGTCAATTGCAAGTGCA